CGCCCGTAAAGTCAAAGATGCTTTGAATCGTCGGGCTTCCGGTCACAGACGAAGCAGTCACCGACATCACATAGCGCAACCCTTCTGCAATCCCGGTTGAAGCACTGATAGTCGTAAATGACTGCCCAGCAGAACCGGAAGCGGCAATTACCGTTCCGTTTCCAACCCATTGAAATGTTCCAGTACCGGAAAGTGTTGCGGCGTTCCAACCGCTACTAGTAGGGTTAGTGAAGTTCCAATTTGTGCGCGGAGCGTGATTAGACGCAGACCATTCCACAAACCCGCTGCTGTTGATGAACGTGGCATTGCTGCCCCGCGTAAACGTCAGGCGCGGATCAAGCACTCCTGTAGTAAAATCTAATGACAAAGTAGAACCATCCCCACCTTCAGCTGGAAGCAAACGATTCCTCTGCGTTCTCCACTCAGGTGGATCTAATGTCCAAGACCTGAAGCGATGCATTATAATACCCCGTAGAGAGCGTTAGCTGCGTTTGCTGTCTGTGCTACGCCAGCTGAACCAGCTGAAGTAACAAACTCAAGCTCAACATATTCACAACCAAGGGAATCAACTACAACAAAAGCTGTGTCTGTAACTGTAGTTGCATTATAGATCTTACCATCACCAAAGTTTTTAACAATTGTTAGTGGAACTCTAAAATCAGCTGCGCTGTTAACTGTTATTGCATTTGTTCCGATTGTTACAGAGCCTTCAAAAAGACACTGAGGAACCCAACCAATATGAACATTAGCTGCGTTAACAAGTTTGTTCCAACCAGTTACTTTAAACTTTGGCGAAGCAACGCCTGTTTTAAATACTGGAATAATCTTTAGATAGTTTAAAGAAGTACCAGCAAGCAAAACACCACCAGCTGTGGCAGTTGGTAGGCCTGTTGTTGTGGTTGGAAGATTATTGGAATAGGTGGAAGCACCCATTACACTTAGGTTATTAGTAGCATAGGACGCTAGTTTAATTGGCTCTTGCACTGTCTTAAACTGCGTCATTGTGTGTGTATGAATCATTGTTTATCCTTTGTTTAAATAACAGATATTGAGAGTACTTCCGAACATTGTAAGTTATCGGCATCGTTAAATAGAGCAATGCTAAAAGTACCTGCAGCATTGCCTGTCTGAGCACCTAGTTGAAATGTATCTCCATTTGTAAAAGTTTCGGCTGTAAGGTCTCTTTCATCAAGAGATACCCAAGCACCGCCGTTTTTACGATAGTATAGTATTACATTCCTAGGAACACCGCCTGTTATTAAAGCCCACCTAAGACGAACTGGTTGATAAGTTTCAGAAATTGTATTAGCATTTCTAAGAGGACCAAGTACAGTTAGCCGCGTAAGTAGAACAACATTAAAAGGCAACCATAGCATATACCGCAATGCTGGAATGTACCCACTTATATCTATTACTCTGTTGTGGCTTAATCTCCAAACTGGAGAAGTAAAAGACCAAGTTCTATTTCGATGCATTTCACTTTTTCTTTTTCTTTCGCTTTGGAAGTTTAGCTCCCTTTGGTGTTTCTTTAGCCATTATTTCTTGCACTTCCTTCCCTTTGGGCAGCTTGCCTTTGAACCGCCGGGACCAGCCCATAGGTTCTTGCAAGCCCAATACTGAGCAGTAAGTTTGTTCTTGGCAGAACCGCACTTGTGTCTTGCACGGAAAGACTTACGGGCAGCAGCACTATAGTTGTGACCATAGCCTGTAGCTCCGTAGTGAATGATCTTTTCCTGTCCGTTGGCACAAGCCTTGACTACTTTTTTCTTGTTGGGATTAGGAGATTTTTGTGGTCGATTGCAAGGCATGCTTGCTTTGTTTAGTTTCTTAGCCATCACTGACCTCCTGTAAATGCAGACATATCTGCACCAGAATTCTGCAGAACATTCATAATACCCTGTCCACCATTCTGTGCTAGGTCTTGCTGACCAGCACTCATGGCTAGGTTTCCAAGAGCACCAGCTACGGCCTGACCACCAGCTTGCATTGCTTGCTGCTGCATCATCTGCTGCTGCTGTGCCATCTGCTCTCTCTGAATATCTTCGGCAGAGCGTACCCAATTACGAGCATCAAAGCCAAGAGAGGTAATCAAGGCACGGGCATACTCTTCCCACTTGAACGACATTGCTGCCTGTTCTGGGAGATTGCGTACCATCTCGCCCATCTGCATGAGCTTCTGTAGATCAGTGTCGCGGCTAAGAGCCTGAAGACCAGTGATTACTTCAACAGATAGTGAACCTTCTTTATCAAAGAATTGCTCATACATTCTGTTGTCTAGCTCTTCGTTTTCAATCATAAGGAAAACGCTGCGCTTTACAATTGGTTCCATAAGATCTCTTGCAATTGCAGAGAACGCACCACCCAAGACTGTCTCAAGTTCTGAGCCAATCATTCTTACGGCAGTAGCAGTAACACGGTCGCCGCTTGGAATAGCGGAAGAGGACATTAGGAATGCCTGACCGATCTCTCTACGCATTGTCTCAACGGCTGTCTGTGCAGCACCAATCTGTGGATTCATGGTCTGTGAAGGCGACAGGACAAATACATCCTGCTGCCTAATTGGAATCCATGAACCATTGGGTGCATCGGCAACATCGTCTACTTCAGAAATGCCGGATGGATCTAAACCCATCCAGAATGCTGAAGCAGCCGCCATGCCATCAAGCATTGCCTTTGTGTATCCGTCCAGACTTGATAGATCTCCTAGGATATCTTCGCAGTGCGATCTCCCGTAGTTTTCTCCGGGTATGCCATACCACCGTAGAACCGTCACAGGACAGATTTCGTATACACCCTCCGCTAGTAGCGTACCTTCGGAGTCTTCCTTTCTGTATTTCCATACATCATCCTCCCTTAGATACTGGCAGTAGGTTGTCTTATATCCTTTCTTAGCTGACTGTGGAAGCGAATAGTGTGGACTAATTGCCTCTGGATCAACCAAGTCATATTCAATATGAATGATTTCGTTTACAATGCCTGTTACATCACGCTGTACTGCGTACTGATCAAGGCGTGTGACACGGAATTTAAAATCATCCATCTCATGTACCAAGCAATCTCCAGCGACAATTAAGTTCTGAATAGCCTGATAGATTGTTTCTCTTAGATTTGTGCTAATGAGTTTTCGATAGACCTGATAACTCATTGTCTCTAGATACTGAGAGATTTCTGCAGTTGGTTCGACACCACTGCGTAATCCAAACTTAAAGAATGGCGTATCATTCAAAGGCATCATTGCTGATAGCATTCGACTTGCCAAGGAAGTAACTCCTCTTGAACCAACTGATGAGTTGGGCTGAGGTAATTCCATTTCTTCAGTCCAGCCTTCGGGTGGAAGGATGCTTGGAATTGTAAGAGCAGAGCAGAGTCTAGCCCTATATAGTTTGGATGTTCTCATGGCATCCAGCATACGGAAGCGATCAGCAAGATTATTTGTCATTGATGCCTCCTTACTGGTTGTTCATGCCATTGTATAGTGAAGAATAGAAGTCAAGAGCACGAATGTTAGTACCTTGAATACCCTGCATCTGCGTTTCTTCAGCCTGAGCTTGCGCTTCTAGTATCGCTTCTTGCTCAGCTTGTGACGCTTCTTGTATAGCGCGTTCTTCTTGGGCCTTAGTTCGGGATCTCTCGGCTTCTTCTCTAGCGACTCGTCGGGTTTCTGCATCTTCAGCAGCCTTTCTTCGCTCTTCTTCCTGTTGTTTTTGGAATTCTCTTTCATCTTTTAGAAGCTTCTGCTGTTCAGCAAAAGTCATTCCACCACTAATTTTAGGGGAACCACCCATATTATCTGCCTCCTTGCTGTTGTTTGAGGACAGCTTTGAGTTTGTCAACAACCTCTATCTGTCCTGCTCTGAAAGCAGCTCTTCGTGTGAAGACCTGATCACATACAGTAGGATCATACTCTAGAGGTTTATAAAGTTCTTCCAGAATCTTTATTAATTCGGGGTCGATTCTCGGAAACTTTTCTGATTTCATTTGTTAGTTCATCTAGTTTTGCATAGATGTCTTTGAGCATTAGCTTAATCTCAGGGGAATCAATCGGAGCTGATAGCCCGAGTTTTGTTCGTGCTGATTGTATATTAGTTACCATATTTTATTTCATCTTCTTTAGTTGAGCCTGAAGCTGCGCTCTATATTTTTCTGCATAAGTTTTCTGCAAAGCAGCACTAGACATAAAGCGTGTTGTTTCTATAGACTCTGTTAGCTTTCTCTTAGCAGCAGCTTCTTGTGCTGTAAGCTTTACATAATAAGTAGCAGGAGCAGCTCTACCATAACCAGTATATCTAGGTCTGTCTATGACTCTTTCTCTTGTTTTTTTAAAACGCTCAAGTCCTTCTTTTGAGTTTATGTCTACTGCTTCCCACTCAAAAGGATTTCTTTCCCCCGGTTTTAACTGAGGGTTTAGCATGGTTGAAAGATAAGACTGTAAAACAGCCGTCTTAGCCGTTTCTTTTTCTGAAGCAAGAAACTTTTTAATGTTTTCTTCTTGCTGCTTAACACTAGCATTATATGTTTCTATGTTAGCTAATTCTTTTTGTGCTTGTTTCTCTGCTTCTACTGCAGGATTGAAAACATAAAAAGCACGATCCCCAGCTGCTGATGTTCTAGCATCAGCACCTAAAGAAAACTGAACATCTTTTGTGGCTTTGTAAATAGGATCATAAATAGAAGAATAAGTAGGTGTTTCTTTAGCTTTCAGTTTTGTCTGTCCTGTTTGCTTTAGATACGCTTGCTCTCCTACCGCCGTAAAATCCAAAAGACCAGCCTCAATAGTGGCTAGTTGCTTTTGGAGTTCTGCTTTTGTAGCCATATGTTATCCTTTGAGATCTATAATCTCACACGCACCAGCGGTGCATGCCATTGTATGAGAGGATGTTGTTGTGTCTGTCTTTTCATAGAAAGATAGATTATTGAAATCGACAGGAACCATCACATATGCATCGTACATTTCCTTGGTGATTGCCTCAAATGGAGCCTGAGCATATACATGATCAGACTTTGGCAGGAAGGAGATACCGGAGATCTTGTCAAAGTTCTCCCATACCCACTGTCCTACTGGCATAAACTCACTGTCGGAATAGTTGACGGTGATGCTTGGCTTGTGCTGGCAGTAATACTCCTGATAGGCAAGCCACAGATTAAGGTGGTCGATTGCCTGTAGTTCATCTTGGGTAAGAGAACCAGATGGAGCAGCCTGAGCAAAGGTGAACACTGCAGTTGAATCAGGATTCATCACACAGTCTTCAACAGAAACCTGAGCATCACGCATTAGTTGATAGATAGGATCTTTCTTGTCGATACGAACTCTACGATAATAGTGCTCGGCATATCTTGGATGTAGACCGCTGGCTGAATTAGCCAAGCATGAGGTAGTTCCCTCTGGCTTGATGCAAGTGATTGACTTGCTTGGGTTGATACCCAGCTGCTTAGCCCAATCAAGGTTTGTCTTGATTGCAATCTCACGGAGATTCTCAAGAACATGCTTGAGCTTTCCATAACCAAGGATGCCAGACATTAGCTTGTTGTCAAAGATGCCTGTCATTGACACGCCAAGCAGTCTCTCCTCTTCGCAGTTCTTTGCCCATGAGGAATCCTCACGGGAAAGATATGGGAAGTGAGTGAACATGCTCTGGATTGTGCCGATGATTGTAGCCATCTCAATCTTCTTAGCTAATGTCTCAGGTGTATCTGAAGCGCGGACTACAACGGTCGATAGGTTGCAGAACTCATTTGGTCTGAGGATAATCTCAGAGCAAGGGTTGGTCCCATAATAATATTCATCACTACGACCAGCCTTGACTGCAATAGCCTTCATCGCATCACGGTTGCAGATACCGCGCTCTCCACTGTGAGAATTGTACAGGTCTGTCCACTCCTCTAGGAATTGTCCCATTGAAGGGCGACCATTGTACACAGCGGAATTGTTGGCTAGGGCGCGGTGTCCTGATGATTCCCACCAAGCACCACTCTTGCATGTTGCCATCTCACGATCCGCGAGATCACTGAGAGAGATCATTGCTGAGCGGCGAACGCCACCAACGATGACTGACTGAGCAATCTTGCAGCAAATGTCGTGACACTCAAGCGGTGTGAGTCTTCGTCCCTGAGCCTTGTAGAATGTCTGAACGACAAAGCGGAATACTTCTTCAAGCGGGGCAGGACCACTTGCGCGTCCTCCGAAAGTCTTGAGTCTTTCTCCAGCCTTGCGAATCTTGCTAGTGTCCCACTTGAGGTGGACACCCATGTAAAGATTCTTGATTAGGTAATGAAGAGAGTCACACCAACCTTCGCGGCTGTCATCGACTGTCATTACCTGATCGAACATCTTGTGAATTGTGGGAATGGTGGGAAGCTTGTCGGTGCATCTGCGCTCAACAGTATAGCCAACACCAGTACCGCACATTAGAATGTACATTAGATTAGAGAATGATCGTGGTGAATCAATCTCAAGATAAGAGCAATTGTAAAGAGCGGTATGATCGCGGTCCAAAGCTGGTCCTGCGGTCATAAGTCCACGCATTGAGGGTAGAACCTCAAGGTTTAGAATTGCATCACGAACATCTGGTCGTGAGGCTAGGGCAGGAACCTTGGCGGTGAAGTAGTTCCACCAACGATCCACGGTTTCATCCCAAGTCTCACGGCGAGATTCAGAATCCATCCATCGGCTATACCGAGAGATGGCAATAAAGTTTTGAAATGTATCCATATCTGTCCTTCTTAAACGACTAGTTTTTTATAAACCTGTACTTCCAAAACCACCAGTTCCTCTTGTAGTCTCTGGTAGTTTATCGACAGAGATGAATGGGAATTGAGTAACAGGGAGGAAAACAATTTGTGCAACACGATCACCCTTAGTTAGTACGACAGTCTCATATGAGTTGTTTACTAGGGCAACCATAATTTCACCACGGTAATCAGAGTCGATCACACCAACTGAGTTTCTCAGGGTAATACCCTTGGAAGCTAAGCCAGACCGTGGGAATACAAGACCAACATAGCTTTCTGGAATAGCCAAAGACACACCAGTAGCAACAAGGTAGCTAGCACCGGGCAACAGAGTAATATCTGTTACGATTTTTAAGTCAGCACCAGCTGATCCTTTAGTCTTATACTCTGGTTTACAATAGTCAGTATGGAGAACCATAGGGATACTATCTGGTCTATGGGTATAAGTAGAAGTATTGTAATTATTGTTATCAGCATAGACAGCTGAGCTAGTATCGTAGCAAGTAACTTTAGTATCCATTAGTATCTCCTTGGGTTTGTTCTTCAGTAGCCCCAACTATTGGGCAGTATAGTTTAATCTGCTTGGTCTTCTTGTCGTACTCGCCATCCCGTAGGATGCGGACACATCTAGCCATAGCCAAACAGTAATCATAATCATATTTAGCACCATCCTGTGGCTTGGCTTGGTCATAAGCCGCCAATACAGCAGCGGTCCAGTTCCGGGGGTGGATATACTTAAGCCACTTCTCGGCCTTGGCTGGCCCCCACTTCCAGATACCGGGGATGTTATCTGTGGTATCCCCGGTAATCCACTGCTTGTGGAAATTCAGGTCTGCAGTATACTCATCCACAATATCTGGTGTATGTTCCTTATCTGGATTCCAATGCCAACCGGGTACGGATCTCAGATCTTTGTCGATGGTGACGGCAATCCCCTTACCGGAAGAGGCCATGATACCCATGATATCGTCTGCCTCTAGCCGGGAGACTGTCAGAATGTCGTGCTGATGGATTAGTTCCAGAGCATAGTCCATGCTATCTGGAGTCTGCTTACGGACATCTCGGTGGGCCTTATAGGCTTCCCAGAAGTCTCGTCTGTAGTTATCCTTGCGGCTGCAGGACATGGCAATATAGGTCTTGGTCATACCAGCTGGAGTCCAAGCCTTGATGTCATGCTCAAGCCTTTCCTCTAGGTATTCCACACCTTCTTGGTCTGCCCAGAAGGCAGCACGGTAACATAGGATATCTCCATCAAGCACAGCAACATCAGGTCTTTCCATCGTTCTTTTCTCCTAGGATAATATCCAGTATATGTTGAACTACTCTCTCGGCATCAGGATCACGGTCTTCTCTTGAGGCAATACACATTTCACATGAGCAAAGGTTGCCAACCAATCCTTCTGATAGGATATGAAACCACTCCTCAAACTTCTCAGTGACCTTGTTCTTGTACTGACGCTCTGAAGATTCGTTACGAATAACATAATCAAAAACCTCAGTGTAGTTCTTATCTTGACCGTCGATTGCATTAGCCATTGCTTCAGATTCATGCTCACGCCATTCTGCTTTTTCTTCTGGTAACTCTCTTGTACCTGAAGATACAAATACCGTAAGAGCTTTTAACTCTCGGGCAGTAGCTACCTCATTCATGTATCGACAGTCATCAACAATGATTGCCTTCTCATGCCAAGTATCAGGCTCTTCAGCCAAAGCCTTTTGCTCCTGCTCATACATGAACTTGATCTTTTCCTTGAACTTCTTTACCCAGAAATCCTCGTCTTCCTTTCGGGCTTCAGATCCAAGGGTCTGGCAGAATGCACGATACTCTTCGGGATTCTTATCCTTGGAATAACCACGCTTCTCTGCCTCATCTTTGAGTGCCTGAGCAAAGGGTAGAATTACAGGGGTATAGCCTTCATTGTAGGCATACTCACTTATCCACTTGGCTAGAGTGGTTTTACCCACGCGGGCCTTTCCACCGATCATTATTATCAGCATGTAAACTCTCCCATAATTCCTTTGGACTGAATAGATCGGGAATATCCCAACCCTTGAATTTTAAATAGTCACAGATAAATGTTACGCAACTAGCTGGTTTTTTCATACCAAAGAAACGACCAATAGCATAATAGAAAATCATCTTGATTGCGTTGATCTGACGGTATCTCTGAAAAAACTGGAAGTCATTAGAAGATAACTCAAGATCACCGATATCATATTCATAATACTTTTCTACCTTAAGTTTAGAAAGCGAGGCCACTTGCATAATCTCAGCAGCCTTTCCATCAATAACAATAACAGCTATTGGTGGTTCAGTACTAAACTCAAGATGAGCATGAGTATGCTTAGCATTAGTAAGTATGCGTATAAAGGCATAACGCCATGCTTGTAGTGGCTTGAATTTATAGAAACAAATTTTAGCATTAACTCTCATAGAAAATTGGCATCCCTAAATATGTTGCGAGTGAATGCTCAACTCTAGCTCCTTCGGAATGCTCCCATCCATGTAGCATTACCATAGCGTTGCAGTTTAGAATTGCATTCAAGTCCCTCTTCATGCATGAACGGAGGTGTTCTTTAGAATCTTCAGCTGTTGATGGATCGAATCCTTCGTCCTCATCCATACGAGCTGGGTTATAAATCTTTTCAATCATTGGGTTCTTTACCCACTTCTTTTCTGCCTTATAAAAAGCATCAAAGTTATGATTCGGATATCCCCTCATTGGACCAGCAATGTACATAGTAAGTGAACTCATATTACTCCTTAGTGTGTCTCTGCCCAATTAGTACCTACACGATACTCGGCATCAATACGAATGTTAAGTTTAAGTATTTCTCCAGCAGTCGTTGCTGCCTGTGTAACTGCCTTGCCGAAACTATCGGCACAAGACTTGGGACAAGAGTACTGTAATTCGTCGTGGATGTAGGCTAGCTGGCTTGCCCTGTATTGAGCCGCAGACTTGCTAGCCTCAGCCATCCAGTACTTCGATACGACCGCGCCTGAGCCTTGCAGGAGCGTGTTCAGGGCAGCGTGTTCGCTACGGACGGGAACCTGTCTGCCATCGGGCAGACGAACCTTTCCTGTCTTGACAGTCTCAAACCTGACGGCATCCTGTACCTTGGCAAGTGCAGGGATTTCCTTCTGGAAACGCTCACGCAACTTACGAGCAGCATCAACAGAGCAGTCGCATACCATAGCAATCTTCTTGTCTCCTGCGCCATATAGATAAGCGTAGATGAATGATTTGGCAAGTGATCTAGTCGCAAGACCAGCAGCTTGTTGATTGTGTGTATGAATGTCTCCGGTAAGGAGAACCTTGGCATACTCACCGTTGTCATACTTAGCCATGAAGTGAGCAAGCATACGCAGCTCAAGACCTGACAAGTCAGCACCGACAACGACATCTCCGGGATCTGCAATCCATAGTTCTCTTGCACGATGGTCGCCACTTACCTGAGCAATGTTGGGCTGGCTGTGTGTGCAACGACCAGTAGCAGCACCCTGAGCATTGATGCCACCGTGAATGCGGTGATCTCTGCTTGTGTTTGCTCTGGTGTTCCAATCCTCAACCATACCCATAAGCTTGACATTGTTGAAATACTCAGTCAGCTTCTTTGCCTCGGGATAGTCAAGGGTAGCAAGCACTGCTTCATCTACCTTTGGATTACCCTTGTCGGTCAGGGGTGGCTCCCATCCATACTTCTCGTTAAGACGGGAGGCAATCTGCTGTCGGCTACCGGGATTGAAAGTCTCAATCTTGTCCTTCAGACGCTTGCCTGTCTTTTCCGAATGACGGATGATAAGCTTGTCAGGAAAGATCTGACGCATCTCGTCTTCAATGCCAAGCTTCTCCAGCATAAGGTCTTGATACAGCTTCTCTCCTGCATCACGGTCGTAATTAAATCCATGTTCTACTTGCTCCATTAGTATCTCGGACACTCGGCTCTCAAAGCGAACCAAGTCCTTGTTCTTCGTAATGAATGGCTTCTGTGCATTGTAGATTGCCATACCTAGTCTGGCATCCTGCAAGCAGTAAGTACCCATCTCATCTGAGTACTGCGCCCATCCACCTGTATAATCCATCTTGGGGAACTTGAGATACTTGCCCCAAGAAGCCAGAGAGTTATCACCTAGCGGGTGATTGTTGATGTCTGGATACATCAACTTGCTGATAACGAGCGTATCAACAATGCACTTCGGTCGCGCCATCCCGTACAGTCTACGCATTACGGGAAAATCGTAGCCCCAGATATTGTGTCCGATAATCACAGGCATCTCACTGAGGTACTTGATCAGATCTTTCATCTGATGTTCTAGCCAAAGGATCGGGTCTTCGTCATTGACCTTGGTAGCGGCGCATAGAACTCTAGTCGCTTCTGTATATGGCTTACCCTTGCTATCAAGGACAAGCTCACCCAATCCGTTACCTTCGATGTCAAGGACGCATACCTTCATTTAGTTCTCCTCTGGTTCAAAGACTAGTGAGCCATCCTCAGCAACGGCAAAGCCGATCTCCTTGAGGCGACCAGTAGTATGATCATAAAACAGCGTAGCAGCAATACCCGCCCGACCTGTCAGGCGATTCTTGAGTACGCGAACAATTGTAGTATTGGCAATCTTGTGGTCTGCATTCTGACGATCACGCTCAAGGGCAACGACTGTGTTAGGTACACTAGCCAAAGCACCGGAGCCTCGTAGATCCTGCAGAGTAATGCGGTCGCCTTCTTCATATGCTTTCTCCGACTTCTTCAGCTGAGATACGATATCAATGTGGACACCTGTACGAACAGCCAATGCTCTTAGTTCCTTCATCAATGTGTCGATGATGATTCGCTCTGAACCACCACCCTCAATGTCCTTGTCCTGCATTCCCATTAGACCAGCCGCAGCAGCGGTGATGTGATCAAGTACGATTACCTGAACACCAAGGGACACAGCCATGAACTCCATACGAGCAAGCAGATTCTGCATGGCATTATTGCCAAGGTGATCATAGATGTAGAAGCTAGTCTCGCTGAGCTTGCGCTTGGCGGTATAGTACTCTTCATCGGTAAGATCATCAATCATCTGCATATTGATGGGATTCTTTCCCATCTGCACACGGAGGTCATTCATCATACGACAGGCACGGATAGCACGGACAGGCTTGTTAAGCATGAGGCTGATCATGTCATCCATTGTCTCCTGCGGAGACTCCTCAAGCATGATGCAGCCTACGCTACGACCTTCGGAAAGGTGGTGCATCATCAGCTCACGCAGGATAGTAGACTTGCCTGAGCCTGTGCCAGATGCCCATAGTGTAATCTCGCCACCACGCTGCCCGATGAGAAACTCGGAGAGTCCATCATAGGGGAAGGGATAAACCTTCGTAGCAGTAATTGTCTCGGATGTATCCACGATCTTTGAGATATGTAGGATCTCATCGGGAGAGTACTGGTGCGCTTCCCAGATAGCAGATACAAGCTGCTTGGTCTGGGCATTGACGAGACACTCATTGGCATCCTTGTAGGGAAGCTTGGCAATCTTGCACTTGCCCGGAGGCAACAGCTCAGCCACTTCGTTAGCAGCCTTGATACCCGGATCATCCATGTCAAAGCAAAGGACAACCTCTGCATATGAATTGATGAACTCAAGGTTATCACGGATAGACTTGGCAGCAGACTGCGCTCCATTTGGGATGGATACGACAGGCCATGTACCGCCAAGTACCTGATTGACAGTCATGCAGTCGATCTCACCCTCGGTAATGACCAGACGCTTGCCACCATTCTTCCATAGGTTCTGTCCAAAAAGCTCAGCACCCTTTGCCGATCCTTTCCAAGCAAACTGCTTGTTAGGACCACGGAGATGCTGACCTAGTAACTCGCCATTCTGATAGTAGTTGGCGACATGAACCTCCTTGCCATTGACCTTGGCTACCTGATAGCCATAGAGTCGGCAAGTCTTTTCCGTAATACCACGATCCTCAAGATCAATGTAAGAGCCAGCGATAGGCTTGAACTCCTTAGTCTGTATCGTAGTTGTTTCATCTAGCATCTCTTTTCCTTTTGTGTTACGGTGATAATTGCACTTGAAACAATATACATGGTCATCATAGACCGCGAGATTGTCTCCGCTGCGATCTTCACCTTTAGATGTACAGCGGGGGCATTCGGTTTTCTTTTGGAACAGACTCATTCATCACCAGTTCTCTTCGTTGTAGGTAACACCCTTGCTTACTGCAATGGTGCGGACAATCTTCAGAAGCAACTCATCAGACATGCTGAAGGCAACCACTGGAGTATCCTCACGGGTACGGAAACCATCAGTATGCGGAGTCTCGGAGATAATAAAGTACGCAGTAGGAGACTCAGTTGGGAACTCAATCTTCATGTAGAGTTGCTTAGATGGCATGCAATCTCCACCACCAATAATCTCTGGACCACCACCAACGGGGAAGTTCATCTGCAGCCACTCACTTGTATCAGTGTTATTCATCATTCGTCTTTTCCTTTACCCCAACCTAGTTCCGGGGTGTATGGGTTTCTCATAGACTTGAACACACCAGCAATCTCATTTCTCAGATTGTCACGCTGTTCAACCAGTTTATCATACTTTGCCTGAGTCGATGTACCATCTGTCTCAAGGCGTCCAACCTTGTAGCTAAGGGCTGCAAGATCATAGACCATTTCCTCAAGTTCGCTTAGAGTTTTTGTCTTCATCATCTTTTAGTTTCTTAAGAGCTTTATCAAACTTGTCATTGATTCTATCAAGTGCTTTAAAAATCTTGTCGTAATTTTCTTCGTACTTTTTGCGGTCAACAGGACGATATCTACTGCCTTTACCATTCATATTTGTTTGTCCTTTGTAATTAGATAACCCCAATTTCTTGCTTTAGCAGCTTCGACTACTGAAAGCTTAAAGTGTATTGCATCATAGGCAATCAGTTCTCTTCTTGCCTGATCTCTTTCGTGAGTGACCCACTCTAACTCTTGAACAGCTTGAGCCAGAGGATCGTCACTCACCGTCAGTTACCCTGTGCTTTTGGTTGTTGTAATTGGCTTCCATTTTCTCTCCCAACTCTACTAGCCGATCCATAGTTCTCTTGCTCTCTGGGAGGAGCCATGCATTCTTGCCGTTGTCAAAGCAATCCCATCTCCACTTCTCAGCAATCTTTTGAGGATCTGCGGGAGACAGTTGCTTACAATACAAAGCTCTTACCTCGTCGCGCTCGACGCGTAGTTCCTTGATATACTCAACTACTTGATTAAAGACATCTTCAGTCACGCTAAATTGCATGAACCGATTCTTGTAAGCCAAGAAGCGATCAAGGATATCTACACCATTTGAATCTCTATCAGGCATTTATAATCTTACCTTCCTCGTTAGAGTAAATGATTCGATCAAATACATGGGAACACCAAGGCATGCAGAACTTGCACGGCTTAGACATCCCTAATCTACCTGTCTTGCTGAATCGAAAGTTATAAAGAACCATCTTATCGTGTGGTGTCTTTATCTTTCGGAAGGCATCCAGCTCAGAGTGGAGATACGGATACATGTACCCATACTCAGCAGTCTTGGGATGCGTCTTCCAGTTATTGGTTCCGATAGCAAGCAGTCTATTCTTTCTGACGATCAGCGAGATATGCGCCCTGTCTCTATCGACAGTCGATGCGATATGCTTA